CGTCCCGAACATCGCGAAGGACACGACGGCAGGCCACTTCATGCAGGGGACGGCGTCTGCCGCCTGCACGTCGTCGCCGGCCGTCGAGTTCTACACCGATACCGGCGACGCGGCGATCGAGAATCCGAACCGGGCGCTGGGCATGTCGTGGGGCTGCTGGCTCCGTGACACGACGGGCGGCAGCTCGACGACGCCTGACACGTGGTACGGCCAGTGGATCAGCGCCATCGAGGGCTTCGGCATCGAGTACACGCCGAGCGACACCAGCTGGCGCGTCTTCACCGGCAACGGCTCGACGCAGCTGACAGTCAATCCGGCCTCCGTCCCGAACGGGTCGAACGGCACGTTCGCGCACGTGGTCGGCACCAGCAACACCGCCGTCACGACGCTGTCGCTGTACGTGAACGGCAAGCTCGACAACGCAGCGACGGCGGCGTTCCCGATCTACACGAGTCCGAACCAGTACCAGACCGCGTGCCAGATCGAGCAGGCCAGCACGAACACGGCGAACGGGAACATCGATGAGTGCTTCTTCGTGAACCAGACGCTGACGCCGGGCGACATCTGCAAGATCTGCAGCTGCGGCATCAACGGCTCGCTCTGCACCTGTAACGCGGGGACGCCGACGACCTACGCGACCACGGGCCGCAACGCCACGTCGTGCGGCTCGTGCAATCTCGCGCCCTCCAGCGACGTGGTGAACTGCAACCAGGCGAGTCCGAACTGATGCTCCGGGCGCTCCTCGCGCTCCTCGTGGTGGTGGCCCGCGCCGACGGCGCGGGCACCCCCTACGATGCGCCCGTCGCCTACAATGGCGACCCGCTGCCGACGCCCACCCGCACCATCTGGGTGGACCGCTGCGGACGCGGAAACGCCGGCACCTGCGGCAGCGTGGCCTGCTCCGATACGGCGAACTCGCCGACGAACAAGCAAAAGCCGCTCTGCACCATCGCCGCCGTCTTCACGAATGCGTCGCTCGGTGGGCTCCAGCCCGGCGACCAGATCAACGTGCGGCCGGGCGACAACGTCACCAACTGCCCCGGCACCAACTGCGACTTCGCGTACGGCGACAAGGACAATCACCTCGGCACCGGAGCCATGGTGGCGACGCTCATGCCGACGGTGAAGGGGACGTCGCGCTGCACCGGGGGCACGAATGCCGGCTGGAACTGCCGGGCAGGCCACGAGACGACGGACTGCCCCGGCGGCGGCACGTGTACCTACAAGCCGATCGTGCTCTCGTGTCAGACCGAGGGTGGGCTCCAGGCGCAGATCGCGCCGGGGAAGACGGGCGGCGTGCAGGCGACCGGGGGCACCGCGTGTGCGGGCACGGGCGCAGTCTTCGGGCGCTACGCCGCCATCCACTTCGCCAATCCTGCCTGCGACTCGGTCTCGAACGAGCAGATGATGTGCTGGGGCGGCACGACGTGGGGGAAGCCGTGTACCACCACGGGCAACTGCTCCGGGGCGGTCACGTGCGCCGCGCAGCCGTGGAACTGGATCATCGACGGCTGCGACATCACCGGCTGGTCCGACGTGGACATGCGGCTCACGTCGAAGAACGACAGCGGGGGCGGTGCGGGCAGCGGGCACTACTGCGGCATGCACGCGTTCGAATTCGGCCCCAGCCATGGGTGCGCGAACGGCGACCGCGGTGGGCAGGGCGTCACCATCCAGAACTCGAAGATCCACGACAACTACGGCGACGGGGTCCTGCAGTCGAACGGGAACGCGACCGGACTCCGCGTCTTCCACAACAACATCGGGCCGAACCGGACGCACGGCTACACGACCGCCGTCAACTTCTTCAAGCACAACGACTTGGCGCTCGCGTGGACGACGTATCTCTGGGGGAACCAGATCCACGAGAGTGCCGACGACGCGCCGCCGTGGTCGCAGCCCGGAGGCCAGATCTGTCAGGGCTCGACGGCGTTCACCTGCATCGACGGCCCGAACAAGGGCGCGAGCTGCACGTCGGAGGCGGCGTGTGCGGGCGGGCACTGCGGCCCGGAATGCACGACGAATTCCGATGGCGGCTACGGCGCGACGAATCCCGGCAACCAGGGCTACTACTGCTGGTGCTCCGCGACGTCCCAATGCGCCACGGGGCTCACCTGCACGGCGACGGCGGGGGGCCCCTGCACCGGATTCGGCTGCGCGACGCCGGCCAACTCGGAAGGCAAGGGCGCAGACATCGACTTCGCGGACACGGGCAACCGCCCCAACTTCGTGCAGCAGTCGAACATCGATGCCCGCAACAACGTCTTCTGGGGCAACTACGGCGACGGGTTCATCGCCAACGGGTCGAGCGGTGCGGCCTTCTACAACAACACCTTCTGGCACAACGGGCTGAAGGGCGGCGGCGGCTTCCCGTTCATGGAGTGGAACGCGGACGGGAACAAGGAGTTCTTCTACAACAACTTGGTCGTCCCCGATCCGACGAAGGGGACGGTGTACGCGGGCACGGCGGGCGGCACCACGTGCTCGTTCCCCGGCCAGAGCGTCGCGGGCGGCTACTGCGTCTTCCCCGGCGTGGCGATGGGGGACGTCCCCTTCGGCTACACGGCGAACACGTCGGCCATCGATACGAACCTCTACTGGTTCAACCTCTCCGGGCAGACCACGAACCCGCAGATGTTCCTCTACGACGGGTCCGCCATGCCGCACACGCTGACCGACTTCCAGACCTACGGCACGAACAACGCCGCGCTGCGCGACAACCACTCGCTCGTCGGCGATCCGGGCTTCCGGTCCACCACGCCAGGCGACGTGGCGACGACGCTCTTCCTCCACGTGGTGACGGCGTCCTTGGCGGGGCATGCGGGCACGGCGTCCAAGGCTCCGCCGTGGGACGTGAACAACGTCGCCCGGCCGAATCCGCCGGGCATCGGGGCCCTGGAGCCCGACCCGGGCGGCGTGACGACGTTGCCGACGACGTCCACCACCACGACGACGACGTCCACCACCACGACGTCCACGATCATCGGCGGCTTCCCGGTGGCCGACCTGTTCTCGCGGCCCGGCCCGTCCCTGGGCCCGAACTGGGTGTCGCCCTACACGGCGAACGGCCAGAACGGCACCGTCATCATCGTCGGGTCGTCGGCGGCGCAGAACAACAACAGCTCCAACGCCGGCATCGCGGAGTGGAGCCCGAACGGCTTCGCGGGCACGACGCAGTTCGCCTGCGCGTCGGTCACCGGGAATGCCAATGCCGGCATCGCTGGGCCGTGCCTCATGGCGGGAGCGTTCCTCGCCTGCTGCTTCGTCCAGCAAGCGGACCCGAACGTGGTGCTCACGTTCAACACGTTCAACGCGGCCATCGAAACGGACTGGGTGACGAACCAGTCGATTCCGACGGCGAGCTCGTACCTCGCCATCGTGCGGACGGGCATCTCGACCTTCCGGTGCTACACCGCGCCCGCGGCGGGGCCATGGACCGAGGTGAGTGCGCCGGCGACCCCGCCGGCGTTCTCGGCGGGCGGGAACCCGGGCTTGGTCGTCGGGTACGGGAGCGGGGGCGCGAGCTTCAAGTCGATCGATCAGTGGCAGGCGGACGCCTCAACGACGCTGCCGAATCCGCCGTCGAACTGCGGCCTCTCCGTGCCGACGACGACGACGACGACCACCACCACCACCACGACCACCACGCTCGCACCGACGACCACCACAACGTCCACGACGACGACGACCACCGGGACCACATTGCCCGGCTCGACGACCACCACCACCACCACGACGACCACGACCACCACCACCACGACGACCACCACCACGACGACCACGCTGCCGTCGGGGCTCCCGCCCGCGAACTGGGGCAACGACCCGTCGGTCGTCGCCTGGTGGCCCTACGACACCGACATCGCGAACCACTCGACCTCGACGACGTACTGCAACCCGGTGACGGACGCGAACCTGCAACTCTACCACGGCGGCGACGGCATCTACGGCACCATCCGCATCGACACGGTGAACAAGCAGATCGGCCCCGCGTCCTTCCAGTTCGACGGCGACACGACGCTGGCGCAGCCGAACCCGACCGGCCCCGACTGCCTCCGCACCGCGCAGCCGAATCAGTGGACGTTCACGTGGTGGGGGCGCATCACCGGCCAGAACAGCCCGAACTCCTGCTCGCCCTACCCGTTCTTCCTCTTCAACCGCTCGGAACTCTCGAACGATTTCCGGGGCACGTACATCGAGGTGGTGCAGGACGGTGGGGCGAATCAGGGCCAGACGTTTGGCGTCACGCGCTCGGTCGCAAATGGCCCGGAATGCGTCGTCTTCCCGATGGGCCCGGCCCCGAACGGGAGTGCCAACAAGTACTACGATGCCACCTCGCAGTGGCGCTTCGGGTCGCTCGGCTACAACGGCACCCAGCTGACGTACGGCGTCGAGGGCTACGTGCCGTCCGGCACCACGTGCGCGCTCGGGAAGAACCCTGCGCTCGACTACCCGTTCCAGATCTCCCACGACTCGAACATCCTCTGTCACGCGGGCCTGATCGGGAACCAAGACGACGTCTTCTGGACCGACAAGGTACTGACGCAGGATCAGGTGTGTCGGCTGCGGGCGTGTGGCGTGGACGGGTCGCGGTGCTGGTGTACGAGCGCGACGCTCTACGCCACGTGCAACACCGACGCCGACTGTGGCAACCGGGTGGGGGCTTGCAACACCGCCTTCCCTGCGGCTGGGAAGGTAGGCACCTGCGTCGGGCTATTAAAGAGTGCGACCCAAGGCGGGCCCTTCGGCTGTCAGAAGGGCGCGGATCTCGCCAGTGGGGGCGATCTGCCGGCCTGCGCGGCCCCGCTCTCCACCGCCTCCACCACGACGACGACGAGCACCACCACCACCACCACCACCACCATCCCCCCGACGAATCCGTACTTCTTCCGGCAGCGGGGCGGGCACTCACAGGGGCGCCAGCATCGGTAGCGACGACAAGGGGCAGGGCATGATGACGGAAGCGTGGCTCGCGATTGACGTGGTCCTGCCGGAACAATGGGGTGTCGCCTTCGGGAGCTTCGATCCCTACCGCCTCTTGCGGATCGCGCTCCTCGCCTCCGCGGTGAAGGATATGGCGCTGCCGCATCAGCGCGGGAACCACTGCCTCGGCTGCGATGTCGTGCGGTGGATGCACGGGGATACGTCGAGCAAGTCCCTCTCGTTCGAGGAGGTGTGCGCGGCCTTGGGGCTCTCGAGCGAGGCCGTGCGGCGGGCGGTGCGGGCGCGGCTCGTGTCGCACCTCAACCCCACGTTTACAATCGACCTTCCGACGCTAGACTTCGACGCCAATGCCAGCCGGGCCATACCTGCGTGACACCAACAGCGGGGCGTGGGTGCTGGCGGGAGCCGTCGCCCTCAACGTCAACGCGGTGACAACGTCGCTCGTGTGGTGGGATCTCTCGAATCCCCCGGGGCCGGGGGGCTCTCCCAGTGGCGTCGGCCCCCAGATTCGCGGCCGGGGCGGCGCCCCCGTGCAGACCATCGTCAGCGTCGAGGGGGCGTTCATCGGCACGTATCAGGTGCTGATCTCCTTGGCCGACCTCCAGAACTACACGCCGCCGCCGACGCCGGCGGGCACCCCGGTCGCGCCCGCGACGCTACCCGCGCCCATCCTGATGCAGGGGAACGCGCCCTACTGGACCTACATCCCCGCGGGCGCCCGGTTCATCGCCTTCAACTGCTCGCAGTGGACGTCGGGCGCCATGAACTGCCTCTTGGGTGGCGCGCTCATCGGCGCCGGCGGCGGCGTCTGATGCCGACGATCAAGGTCTCGATCTTGGTCGAGGTCGATGACGTGCCGGTGCCGAATTTCCCCATCGTGCGTCGGCTGACGACACAGGACGCGCAGCCACTGCGGACGACGCGACCCTCCAATCCCGGCGTGTTCACGCCGCTGCCGTCGGGCGAGATCGCCACGATTGCCGTCGCCATGCTGCAGGCGAATCAGACGCTTGCCGTCGCGCTCAACAACCGGATCGACGCGGGCTTCACCATGAATCCCAACGGCATCATGGTGCTGGTCGATACGGCCCTCAATGCGGTCTCCATCGCCAACGCCACGGGGAGTATCGCGCAGGTCTCTGCGCTCATCGCCGGGACATGAGGCGGTTAGAGACCGAATCGACCGCACCGGAACTCGAGCGCAACTCGGCCCGGGACAGTCGCCTCGAGGAGTGGCTCCAGATGACCGGCACGCAGCTGATCTCCGACCGCCGGAGCCAGGAGATCGACTGGGTGGAGCAGCTGCGGCAGTACGCCGCCCGGCCGGCAGTGGATGTGCGCCACATCCCGGTGCCTGACGCCCCCAACGTCGAGGTGCCGCTGGGGGCGACCAAGACGGACTCGCAGTACGCCCGCATGCTCTCGCTGCTGTTCTCCAGCTCGCCCGTGCTGACGGCGCGCGCGGAGGACCAGCAGTGGGAAGCGAACGCCAAGGCGGCGCAGCGCTGGGTGAACTACATCGCGGATCAGGTGGATTTCCGCACCGCCTGCGAGCACGCGTTCATGGACTGCATCATGCTCGGCACCGCCGGCGTGTACGTGCCGTTCGTGCAGGACATCGTCACCGGGCGGATCGCTCGGACGATCTACCGGGGCCCGAAGATCTATCCGGTGGCACCCGAAGACCTTCTCCTCCTTGGCGGGTCACGTGGCCGGGTGCAGGAGGATCAGCTGGTCGGGCTCCGGTTCTACTACACGCCGCAGGAGCTCGCGGCACGGGAGAAGAAGCTCCACTGGGACACGACGCATGCCATGCCGTGCTCGACGGTCGAGTACGTCCGCCGCTACCGGGAGCGGTATGGGCTCACGCATTCCTCCAACGTCACCCAGTACACCTACGAGATCTGGCGGACCTTCTGCCACTTCGACTACCACGATGATGGCGAGACGCTCGACTTGGAGGTCGTGTTCGACAAGACCGCCGGCAAGGTGCTCGACGTCCAGTACAACCAGTACGACGAGCGCCCCGTGGGCCGCATGGTCTACCAGCTGCACCCGAACATCGGCTACGGGCTCGGCGTGATGGGCATGCTGCGCCCGCTCCAGTGGGAAGCGACCGAGATGCACTGCGCGTGGATCTTGAACATGTTCATCGCCAACGCGAAGGTCTGGATCGCGCAGGACGGCGCGGTTCCCGACAACCTGGAGGTCTGGTTCAACCGGATCATTCGCGCCCGCGACATCAACGCCATCAAGGAGCTTCCCATGGGCGATGTGTATCCGTCCATGCCGGAAGCGATTGCGGCGAACGAGCGGCTCGCCGACCAGCGGATCGGCACCGACAACACACCCGAAATCGGCAACCGCACCCCGGGCATCACCGCCATGCAGGCGATGCAGGCGCAGAACAGTCGCTTCGGGCCGGCGTTCGATTCCATGCGGCTGACGGCGTGCGAGGCGATGCGCCAGGCCCTGATGCGGCAGCGGGAAGCGCTCTTGGCGGGCGGCGAAAATGGAAAATGGGTCGAGAAGCAGATGTACCAAGTCTTGGACGACGAGGCCGAGCTGGTGATCGATCTGCTCCACGAGCAGGACTTCGACCGGGCGGTCTCTGTCGGGTTCACCGCGGTCTCCCCGGTGTCGAACCGCGAGGCGGATCGGCAGGCCTCGGTGCTCATGTTCAACACCTTGATGACGAACTACTACAAGCCCGCCGTCGAGCTCTTACAGGTGGCGGCTCAACAGCCTCCTCTGGCCGAGGCGGCGGTAGAGATCGTCAAGAAGGTCAACGAGTTAGCCGACAGATTCCTCCGCACCTTCGATCAGGTCCGTGACCCAAGGAACCTGCTCCTCGACCTCGATGCGGTGCTCGAGAACATCCAGCAGCAGGCTCCGCAGCAGCAGGCGATACAGCAGATCGGGCAGCTCCTGCAGGGCGGACAGCCCGCGCCGGGGCCCTCGGCACCGGTCGTCCAATAGCAACCCCTTGAAAACCAATCTTCGGACGCTAGGCTCCGATGCGACCGTGGGAACAGAGACTGAAAGCCGATGAAGCCGCGTGGAATGATTTCCTCGCCTGGCTCGACGAACAGCATCAGCGGGAACTCGAGCGGATGCTGAACATTCCCGCGACCGAGCACGAGTACCAACGCGGCATGTGCGCCGGCATCCATTCCGTTCGCTACGCCGCCACAGCCGCTGACAAGGAAGACGAAGCGCGTGCCAAGCGACGAGTCACCTGACCAAGTCGAGATGCCGTTGGGGGACGAGCGGTCGGCTCCGGCCGACACTGCCCCCCCCGGCAGTGCCCCCAGCGCTCCTCCCCCGCCGCAGTACGTCACCGAGCAGCAGATGCGGGACGGCTTGGAGCGCATGCTCGACCGGGTCGGGTCGCTCGTGCAGGGCGCGCTCCTGCAGCGAGGCCCGGCGACGCCTCCGCCGGGGCCACCGCCGAGACCGGAAATCAATCTGGCGGATATCGAGGACGACATCCGACAGGGGCGTGAGGGGGCGGCGGCTCGACTGAACACCTTGATCGAGGACCGTGTGGAGAGAGGCGTCCAGAAGGCGCTGGGGGCCGTGGACGCCCTCTCCTCGGTCGGGCTCACCAACATGGAGCAGCTCGCCAAGGAGTCGGCCCTCCGTTCCCAGGACCCGAAACAGGTGAAGCGCTTCGGGAAGGAGCTCGACGCCTTCATGCAGACGGTCGAGCCAGCGGCGCGCGCGTCCATCGATTCGTGGAAGCGTGGCTGGGACTACATCCGCGGCCAGCACTACGAGGAGCTGGTGGCGGAGGACCGCGAGATGCAACGGCGGGCCTTGACCGAGCGCCAGCCGCAGATGCGCGAAGCCGCCGCGCGTTCCGCCCGCCAGCGGGAGGACGGGTCGCAGATCCCGTCGTTCGAGGAGTGGGCCGGCGACGAGGGCTTGGGCGCGCTCAAGGAGAAGAAGCACGGTGCCCGCGACGGCGACGAGTACGCGCAGCAGGCCGGGTTCAAGAGCTGGGCCGACTTCTATGCCGCACGCGTCGAGCCGTTCAACGCCATGGATATCGACGAGTACCTCACCCCACAGCAACTGCGGAACCAAGGCTACGAGCACTACAGGGACATGATCGATGCCAAGACGCGCACGGGTAAGTACGCCCCCAACCGCAGAGGCCACTGAGGCCGGTGCCCCCAGTCAGTGGGGGAATCTCCCCGGGGGCCCTGCCGACGAGCAGGTGCCCGATCCGCTCGCGGGCTGGCGGACCTTGCCGCCCCCGGGCCACGAGCGCGACGAGGAACTCCGGCGGCGCAAGGACGAACTCGACCAGAAGGGTGCGCTCCTCGCCGAGCAGCTCGGCACCGAGCGCGTGGATCCCGCGAAGCTCGAGCCCGACTACAACGTCCGCAGCGAGAGCTATGCCGACAAGTACGGCAACCTCCGGCAGGACGGCGAGCTCGAGATCTCGAACATGCAGCCGGGGATGAAGTACGCCTGGATCCGGCGGGACTTCTACGGCACGGGCACGTCGAACTGGCAGACCACCTACATGCGGCGCATGGGCTGGGAAGTCGTCCGCGGCGACATGCCGGAGGCGCAGGACCGCTCGGCGGCAGACGGCACGCGCCACAATCAGGACTGCCATCTCATGCGGATTCCCACCGAGCTGGATGACGAGAACTGCCGCAAGAACCGGATCTATCGCCAGTGGCGGGAGACCGGCGTCAGCCAGGAACTCCTCGAGCAGGCGGACAAGCACGGGAACAACATCTGGACGATGGAGAACGCGCCGCCGGCACTGCAGGCGGCACTGAGTGCCCGACTCTCCAGCCGCGGGGTCAGCGCGAATCCGGCGGTGAACCAGATGGCGGCGAAGCATCTCGCGCTCCGCGCACTCGATCGCAACATTCGGGCCGGGACGCTCCCCGGGCTCCAGATGCGGAGGTAAATCATGGGTCTCGCGAACTTCCAGCCGTCGCGACGATTCGGGCTGACGGACAACCCGCAGATCGCGACGTTCGCGACCGCGGGGCAGTCGTGGACGCTGGGGGCATTGGTCAACTGGGCCGCGGCGGGCACGATCTCGGAGTGTGCCGGGAACACCGCCAACGGCGTCGTCGTGAACACGATTGCCGGCATCGCCTCCTCCCCCTTCACGCCGGCGATCACGGCGAGCGGGGGGACGGTGATCGGGCAGGAGACGGTTCCGGCGGTCGGCGGCGGCACCTCCATCAGTGCGCCGCGCCGCGCCTTCTATCCTGCCCGCGCGCTGATCACCTATATCGGGACGATCGATACCTCGGGCTCTCCCGGCGCGACCGGACTCGCGCTGGCAGATCTCGGCGCGACCTTCGCGCTCAACTCGGTGAATGCCGCCCTCGCCCTCGTGGCGTCGGGAGGCACCTGGATCGTGAACCGCACCGGGACGACCAAGGCCGCCATCGTCTTCGCGCTGGTCGATCCGCCGGGGGCGAAGACGACCGACACGCCGAACCTCGGGGCGGGGAACTCGGGCCAGTCGCTCGTCGAGTTCGCGCTCCTCACCGGGACGCAGTTCTAAGGGAGATTCGCCATGGCAATGACGCGTACTTCATTCGCTCCCTTGCTCCGGCCCGATGTCTACCGCTGGATCATCGAGACCGGCCGCGAACGACCGCCGGAGTTCCCGCAGTTCCTCAACGTGATCGACATGCCGGCGAACCCGGTGACGGACCGGCAGATCACCGGGCTGGGCGTCTTGCAACCGATGTCGGAAGGCGAAGAGTTCCCCACCGACCAGGCCATCTTGGGTGGTGCGAAGGACTACGAGGCCGTCCCGTGGGGCCTCATGTGCGAGTTCACGTACCCGATGTGGAAGGACGACCAGTACGGCATCATGTACGAGGAGGCCGGCGAGCTGGCCCGGTCGTCGCGCTACAAGGCGGAATCGGACGCCTGGCGTCCGCTCAACTCCGCCTTCGACACCACCGTCGTCGGCTTCACGGCAAGCGAGTCGCTCTGCTCGACGTCGCACGTGGGCCTCGACGGTGCGACCCGGGCCAACCGGCCGAACCCCGACACGGGCTTTTCCGTGCTCGCCGTGCAGGGAGCGATCATCCGGTTCGAGAACATGACGAACGAGCGCGGGCAGCCGCGACTCATCGCGCCGACCATGGCGCTCGTCGCACCCGAAAATAAGTTCGTTGCCCGCGAGGTGCTGGGCTCCGCTGGCGTGCCGTACTCCGCCAACAACGAGCAGAACTCGCTCTTGGAGGACGAGCTGCGCTGGATGGTGGTCCACTACTTCACGCTCGCCAAGCAGTGGTTCATCGCCTGCTCGCAGGGCATCCACGACATCAACTTCATGTTCCGCGACCGCCCCATCTTCGACGTCTTCGACCATCCTCTCTCGAAAAATGTCATGGCAACTGTCTATCAACGTCACATTCCAGGCTTCGGGACTTGGCGGGGCATCGACGGTAGCAACGGAGGGTGAGTCATGCCCGGCACGACTGCATTCCGGGGCCCGCTGAAGCACGTGCATCGCGGCACCGCGCCCTTCGGAACCAATCCGCCCGGCGGGCCGACGAGCATGGGCGCGCAGATGCCGTATCTGACGGGCTGCTCGCTCGAGGACGTCGACAACCTGGTCGTCCTGCCCTACGGAAACGCCGACGATACGCCCAGGCAATTCGGCTGGGCGTGGGCCGGGACCAACTTCCCCGGGCCCTACACCAGCGCGTCGAGCGTCGGCGGCATCACCGCCACCCTCGGGGCGTCGCTGACGGATGCCGCGATCGTCGGCGGCGGCATCGTGTCGACGACCGGGGTCGGCGCGCCGTCGCAGAACAAGCTCGTCGGCGCCACCAACATGCAGGTGCTGGCGGGCAAGCGCATGTGGTTCGAGACCCGGCTCCGCTGCGCCACCGTCACCTCCACCGCCTTCCTCCTCGGCTGGTTCGATGCGGTCCCCGCCGACATCACGGGTGCCTTGGGAGCGACCAACGGCATCTTCTTCCTCAAGCCGTATGCCGGCAATGAGCTGTCGGCGAACGTGCGGGCGGCAGGCACCTCGACGCAGGTGACTGCGGTCATCGCGGCCACGGGGCAGGTGCCCGCCACCGTCTTCGGGAACGCCACCGACATCTCCTTCGGCATCCTCGTCGATGCGTCGCTGACCGCCGGCGGCGTCGCGCAGCGGGGTGCCATCAGCTTCTACGTGAACGGGCGGTTCGCCGCGCAGGTGGGGTCGGCGGATGCGAACATGCCGACCGCGCTCATGTCCTACGCGCTGGTGAATCAGACGACGGGTGGTGCCGTGGCGACCACGTATCGCCAGTCGCTCTGCCAGTCGGAGTTCTGAATGCCGATCACGCCTGACGACGTCGCCATGGCGCTGGATCTCCGCCGCGGGCTGCGGGACTGGAAGAAGCTCTCCCCCGACGACTTCCGGAAGGCCGAGTGGATCCTGCGGACGACGTCGGACGCCAAGCTCGCGCAGATCGTCGAGGCCCAGAAGCCCGTCCGCCAGTTCTACCGCTTCATCCACCCGCAGCCGCTGCGTCGCGGCACGTAAGGAGACCGAGATGGGCAAGCGACCGCCAGCGGGAGCGCGCAGCATCGAGCCGAGCACTCGCGGCAGCCGCGGGGCTGCCGGCGCCCTCGATGTCATCTCGCGCGCCTTGGAGCCCCTCACGCCGGAGTCCCAGGCCCGGGTCATGCACGCGGCGGCGGTCTTCTTCGGCATCGATCTCTCGAAGCCACCGCCGACGAAGCCACCGACCCCCGTCGCGCCGGAGCCCGCAGAGGATTAGCCTCCACCCATGGTCTCGGCCGACGACGTCGCCCTGGCCGCGATCTCCTCGGTCAACACGGGCGCCGGGCTCCTCCAGTGCGTGCGCTGGGCCTCCGAGCGCTACCGGGAGGTCAGTAACCGCGCCAAGCTGACGCATCTCCACCGCATCACGGAAGTCTCCATCCCGCCCCCGGTGACCGGCGGCATGGCGACCGTGGCGATCGGCTCGAGCGTGGTCTCCGGCGACAGCACCTCGAGTCCGCTCTGGACCTCCGCGCTCATCGGGCGCTTCTTCCGCGGCCAGCAGAACTGGTACGAGATCACCGGCATCGTCCCCTCGACGACGGCGGCGCAGCTGCTGCTCCGGTCCCGCTGGGCGGAGCCCGGCCAGGGTCCGACCGGCTACAACATCGTTGCCCGCACCTTGACGCTCGCCGACAACATCCGCTTCCTCGGCAAGTTCGTCCACGTCCGCATGCAGCGCGAGCTCGTCGACTACACCCGGATCGGGCTCGACATCGTCTCCCCGGGGCGCCAGCTGCTGAACGCCTCGGGCCCGCGCGCGTATGCCGACCTCGGGGTGGATCCGGAGAGCGGTCGTCGCCGCATCGAGATCTACCCCTCCTCGATGAACGGCGAGCAGCTCGTCTACGACTACTACCAGCTCTCGCCCGATCTGACGGTCGATACGCCCATCCCGCCGGAGATCGACACGGGGCTGCTCAAGGCCGGTGTGCTGGTCGACATCTGCCGCTGGGAGATGGCGAAGTGCTACCGCTTGGGCCAGATCGACAAGGGGGCCTACTGGGCCAACGAGCTGCGCCGGCAAGCCACCGAATGGGAATCGAAGATGCTGGACGTCATCCGGGCCGACCGGGCGGATGAGGATCTGACGATGATTCTCCGGCTGCGGAAGGGGATCAGCGGCGAGGAGCGGTTCCCGAATGCGTCGATGCCGACGGGGGCAGGCTGGGGTGGCGCTGGCTGGGCGTGGTGATGCCAGCCACCACCGACGCCCTGAACCTCGCTGCCCGCCGGCTGCGCGACATCCCGAACATCGCCTACCCGCGCGCGCAGCTCATGCGCTACCTCGACCACTGCCAGCGCGCGCTCAATGCCTACTACAAGTTCGCCCTGATCACCGTGCAGCCCGCCCAGAGCCTGTTCCATACCTTCTCCCCGCTCTACTACGTCACCACGATCACGGGCGACTCGCCCGCGTCCATCGAGCGCGTCCGGTATCTCGGACGCACCATCGACCGGATCCCCGACTGGCGACAGCTCGTGCAGCAGGACGCCCGGTGGCTCGAGACGTCGGGAAAACGCATCTACCTCTGGACGACCATCGGGAAGGACTACTTGGTCCTCTACCCCCGGATGCAGACCCGGCCCGCCACCGGGGACGTCGAGATCGTCTACGCGCCGTCGCGGCCGTCGGTGCCGGTCGACAACAGCACGCAGGACCTGGCGATCTCGACCGACCTCCTGCCGATGCTCCAAGACCTCGTCGAGACGTTGGGGTGCATGACCGGGCGGCGGTATGCCGAGGCCTCTGATCCGGTGGCTCGGCTCGAGCTGGCATTTAGCCAGATCGCACAGCAACAGCAGACTGAGGTCGTCGAGGGCATGACGTGACCTGTGAAACGCGGCGGCGATTCGGTATCACGGCGTTCGCGAGGCTGAACATCCTATGGCAATGAGTGATGTTCTCCAGCTAGTTGCTGATATAACGGATGGGTTAGCAGACCAGACGAACGCGCAGCAGATATATGCCGATCTCTGGCTCGAGCTCGGCCGCGACTCGTCGTGGACGTGCGTGAACATCCAGGCCTTCGGCGCCGTCGCCGGGCAGGCAGACTACGCCCCGGTGAACTTCGGGGTGACCGACGTCATCGATATCCTCTCCGTGCTCTATGACGGGAGGCATCTGGCGCACTCGGATGTGGTGGAGGCGAAGTACTACGACCGCTACTTCCGGACGACCAAGGGATCGCCCCGGGTCTGGCTCGAGCAGGACGAGCCACGCGAGGGGTTCCAGCTGATGCCCATTCCCAGCCGCTCCGGCACGGGTGGCGTGGCCTACGACCCGGTGACCACGGCAGGCGCGGAAGGCGACATCGTCCTCGTCTACACACGCAACACCGTCAACGGCGCGTTCCATCAGGAGGAGGAACTCGCCGTGGCGCTCGAGATCGTGGCCCGGGAGATGAGTCGCGACTCGGACCATACCGACAAGACCTTGGCGCAGGTGGCCCGCACGCTTTCGGGGATGCTCTTCCAGATCGTCGGTATCGGAAACACGTTGGCGGGACTCGACGAGACGAGTGCCATGGTCGCCGAGCCGACGCCGGCGGGGGCGGAATGATCGGGGACAGCGACTACCAGCTGACCGATCTCGTCGCGCGCGTGAAGGTCTTGGAGAACAAGACGCGGGCGGTGAATCCCGGGAACGCGCCGTCGCGCGGCCCGGATCATCCGCTGCGACCGCTCACCAGCACGGGCCAGATCGTCCACGGGTCGGATAGCGACATGTCGTCGCGGATCACCGCCGCCTTGCAGGAAGGCCTCGCGGGTCTCGAGTCGATCCAGGACGTCAACCGAGCGGTCAGGACCATCAACTTCGGTGGCGGCGCGACCCAGCACCTCTTCGACACCAATTACGTCCGCCCTGATCCCATCGTGGGCGACACCTTCCGCATGATGGCGGGCGGCTACTTCTTGAACAGCACCGGCGGCGCGCAGAACGTCTCCCTCGGCTGGTCGCTCGGTGGCGGCACGTCACTCGGCAGTTCCAACGTCAGCCTCGCGACCGGGAACTACATCGCGTGGTGGTGGCTCTTGCTGGCGATGGTGACCGCAGCGGGGTCGAGTGGCACCTACGTGGTGAACGGTCGGCAGAGCTGGGGGACCGCAGACACGCTCATCATCGGCGGTCAGGTGACGAAGGACCTGATCGTCAGCGGCAGTGTCAGCGCGAATCTCGTGGCCCCCGTGGCGACGCTGTTTGCCTTCGGTGGGGCCAGCGCGAGCCTCCAGGTGACCTTAAACCAGTACTCCCTCGAGCGCCTCGGGGCGCAGTTCGCGAGCAAGGTGTAGCGATGCCCCTCGGGAAATCGGTCTGGCGGAGCTTCACCGATGGCATGTGGGTCGCCGGCCCGCCGGAGAACGTCCCCGGTGGCGCGCTCCGCCGCGCGCTCGGCATCCACGTCCAGCGCGGCCAAGGGTCCATGATGTCGCGCTCAGGCAGCATGGACTACGTGCTGCCCACCGCCGGGTTCTTCCACTCGATCGGGCAGCTCGGCGACCAGCGGGTCTGCGGACTCGCCAAGTCCTTCAACGAGATCGACGGCTTCGGGGGCCTGAACACGCCGCCGTGGGGCTCCGGGGGCGTCGATCCCAACGGCAACCTCACCGATCAGCGCTGGAGCTTCATGGAGCTGCCCGTGCAGTTCCTCTCGACCTCCCCGAACATCGCCGCCGACTTGGCGGCAGTGTCGCTCGGCGGCACGAGTGCCTACCAGTTCGTCTCCAACAGCGGCGCGGCGTGGAAGTACAACGGCACGACCCGCACGTGGTGGGGCATCGATGCGCCGTCGTCGGCCTTCGTGCAGGGGCTCTCGACGGTGGCGGGTGCGCCGCCGGTAAACCAGTCCATTCTCAACTTCGACGTGTCGACCGGGACGGCGGCAGGCGCGAGCGGCTTCGCCCTCACTGCGGACACCAACCGGAAGGTCGAGGGGTCGGGGTCCAACCGACTCGACTGCCCACGCGACTCGGAGACCATGCTGACGACGAGCTTCGCGCCGTCCTCCTACACGCCCTCCGACATGACCCTCGGTGGCACGTCCACCGACGAGGACTACATCCAGTGCTGGATCCACGTCGCGCGGCCGGCGAACATCAAGTCGATCAATCTGAAGTTCTTCGTGCAGGCCTCGGGCACCTTCTCACTCGCCAACTTCAACCAGGACCCGAACGTCGCCTCCACCACCACGCAGCCCTACCAGCACTACTACCACATCGAGCTGTCCGTGCAGGCGGTGAAGCAGAAGAAGAAGCGCAACCTCCTCGGTCTGGGCGACTTCGTGCCGTTCGACCCGGAGAACAAGGCGATGAAGAAGTATCTGGCGCATCATCCGCCCGACAAGGGGCCGGACCTCGATGCGCTGGACTTCCTCAATCCGACGACGGTCGCCGTCTCGCGGAACACGTGGTCGAAGGTGACGATCCCGAAGGGGCTGTTCGACCGTGCCGGGCTCGCGGGCACGAGCGGCAACACGTGGGCGAACGTGGTCGGCTTCCAGTTCTCCGTCGAGACCAACAAGTCGGGCAACACGTCGGTCTGGATCGACGACCTCCGCATCGTCGGCGGCGTCGGCACGAAGGGCGACTACCTCTACACGATCACCTTCCGGAACGACCAGACGGGCGCGCGCTCGAACCCGCCGTACAACAAGAATGCGGACGGCACGATCACCATCGCCACCATGAACAGCGCGAACCCGGTGACCCTGGACCGCCAGTCCTGCACCATCTCCACCTTCCCGGCGTTCTTGAATGCCAGCCACTTCCGCGGCGGCGCGCTCGGCTCCGGCGCCGTCGTGGACGGCCAGGTCACCCACATCGAGATCTGGCGCACCATCGGCAACGGCAACCCCGGAAAATCGAACGCGCTCTTCAACGCGCCGATCTCGCTCCAGATGTTCCTGGTCGACAAGATCGCCATCGGCACCACGACCTTCACGGACACCGCCGCCGACTACCCCGGCATGCACTCGCTGCAGGGCGCCAAGTTCCTGAACTCCGATCAGGAGATGCAGTTCGACAACATGCCGGTCTGGTCGGTGAACGAAGGCATCGGGCAACCGGGCCAGTCCACCATCTCGCAGGCGGTCTACCATCCGCCGACCGGCCGCGTGTTCTTCACCGACACCTCGCACGTGACCCGCGTCTTCATCTCGCCCCCCGGTCGCCCCGAAAGCGTCGCCGACTTCATCGAGCCGACGGGGCCGTCCGACCCGATCCAGCGGCTGTGCGTCTGGAACGACAACCTCTACATCCTGACCGAGAAGGGCATCTTCGAACTCCAGGGCACCGACCCGCCGTTCTTCGCCACGCCGATCGCCGGCGCCCCCGGCACATACTACCCCTACTCGGTCACCGCGACGCCCTACGGCATCTTCTCGGTGGCACAGGATGGCGCCCGGCTCTTCGACGGGCAGAACTCCCGCATCTGTGCCGATGACGCGCTCGGCCCCCTCTTCCGCGGCGGCACGATGACCGAGACGATCCCCCCCGTCCGCAACCACTCGGTCGATGGCAAGAACTACGGCATCCAGGCGAGCTGGGGCCGCGACGAGCTGATGCTGACCGACACCTCGCACACCGTCTTCTGCTACAACCCCGCCATCGATGCGTGGCGCGTGCTCCCGATTCCCTACGTGCTGACGCTCTTCCACGAGGTGTCGCAGGCGTACTCGACCGGTCAGCTGACGAACATCGGCGTCATCCTCGCCGGCATCCGGAGCGACGTCAACACGTCGGGCATCTGCTTCTTCGACGGCGACGCCAGCGGCGAGAACAGCGGCGTGCCGGGCGAGGCCACCACGGACTCGGCGCTGGTGACGGGCGGGCTCCTCGACACCGTGACGTCGGCGGTCTTCGTCTCGGGGGAGAACCAGGGGATCGTGATGATGCTCTACACGGAGCTGAACACCGGGTCGCAGAATCTCATCTACTCCGTCTTGCTCGACGGCACCGAGCTCGTGCTGTCGTCGGCGGTGAACACGTCGAAGAAGGCGCGCCTCGAGTTCAACATCAACAAGGTGGCGAACATCGCGCAGGTGCGGGTCCGCTCGAGTGCGCCGCTGGCAAGCCGGGTCGAGCTGTCGAGCCTCGAGCTCCAATGCTATGAGAGCGCCGGCGAATGATGAACCTGCACAACCTGCCGGCGGTGTCCCTCTCGGTGTACGCGCCGTCGGTGCAGGCGGACATCTATCTCTTGGAGTGGTGGCGCGAGCTGGTCGACTCGGGCGAGATGGAGACCGCATACGGCGGGCTCGGCTACATCCTGACGGAGTTCTGTCGGCTCGTTCGCACCGCGCAGGTGTACTACACGAGCGACGCGAGCGGGCGGTGGAACCGCGTGGCATGGTCGACGCAGGTACTCGGCGGTGCCGACTTCGGGTGCTGGCTCCGCCAGGATACCCGGCAGTCGAAGGACTCGCTCGCATTCGTGGTCGCGGTCCTGCGCGACCTCTACGTCCGCGTGCAGGTGGTGCTCTCCTTGACGACCGACGATCGGGTGGTAGGAGACCTCGCGGGGCTCGGGTTCCAGGTGCTTGCCGATGCCATTCCCGGGCTCTTCGAAGGGAAGCCGGTGGCACTCCTCTACATGCTACGGGACGACTTTCTAGCGAGGGTGAACGCATGCTGAGACGTCAGGGCATGCACGACCACTTCGTGCAGGAGCTGCGACAGGTCGGTGGCGGCTCTGGCTACGGGTCGATGGCGGGCATCATGCAGGCGCTCGCCGGCGCCGCGGTGCCCGGTCAGAAGCTCTTGGCGAAGCAAACCTTGGAAGCACTGCAGACCGGCGGCGTCGGGGCGCGGATTCCGATCATCCAGCGCGCCGTCGAGGCGGCATCGGCGGCGGGAGGCCAGGTCTCCGAGCGCGCACGCCAGCTGACCGCGCGTGCGGGCCTCGCGGGCAGCCCCTTCGATGTCGCGTCGCAGCTGACGAACGAGCGCGCGGTGTCGTCTGCCATCGCGGGTATCCCCGCCGCGGCGGGCGGGACGATGGTGGCGAGTGCCGGGCCGACCTTGAGCGGCATCACCTCGCAGGCACTGACGGCGGGACAAATAGATCTCCAGCGCCGCGAGTTCAACATCCAGATGTACGGCACCATGATGGAGGACATCAAAAGCTCGATTGCGGGTGCGTGGTCGCCGAGCTCGGGTGGCGCGACGGCAGGTGGAACGGCGGGTGGGTCGAATCCGTACACCGGCGGCGGCAGCGTCACGCAGGGCGGCAGCACGTCGGGCGTCGTCGACTACGGCGGCGGTGGTGGGACGCCCGATGTGAGTGAGTTCGTCTGATGGCGAACGGCGACGATCTGCCGGCACCGCAGACCCTGCAGCCATCGGCTGCGGCGCCAGATGCGACGAATCAGGCAATCGCTGGTGGCGGAGCAGAGCCCCAGCAGGGGCTCTGGAGCCGGATCGTCAACTACGGGCCCGGCACGCCGGCGGGTGGATCGATGGAAGCGCCCGACCAGGAGCATCACACGATGCTGCAGGCGGTCGTCCACGGACTGAGCGGACTCCTCCCGGGAGTCGCCGCGGAGCGCCGGGAGCTCTACGCCAAGAAGGCGCATCAGGCGCAGATCGCGCAGGAGCTGATCGTCCACGGCGCGATCACGCAGGCCCAGAAGGGCAACCCCGACATCTTGGAGGACAAGAGCGTCCAGAAGGCCTTCAACGCGATGTACGGCGATGCCGCGAAGCCGACGCTGAGTGCGCTGCAGATGATGGCGACCCACATCGCGGGCCACTACGACGTCTGGAACAAGGCGTTCGCAGCTCACAACCAGGACCCGCTCGCCACCTATGATTACCTCGCCCAGCAAAACCTGCTGCAGACCACGGCGATTCCGAAGGAGATGACGCCGGTCATTCAGGAGCTGCTCAAGCGGCGCGGGGCACCGGGCGCGGCCCAAGCGGGCTATCAGGACTGGTACGCGTCGGTGCAGCAGCACGGCGGCGATCAGATCGCGGCGTGGAAGGACCGGGAGCAGAACCATCCGACCATGCCCGTGCCGCCCGACGTGGCGAAGCAGATGACGGGGCTCGAGACGAAGCCAGCAGAGCTCGCGGTGACGGAACCGTTCAAGGTGAAGGAAGCCTACGACAAGGCGATGGCGGTCGGCGCCGCGCAGACCGAGGTGCTCTTCAACCGCGAGGTGGACCTCCGCGGCGTCAAGGCGGATTCGGCGCAGGCGCGGGCCATCGCGGTCGGCCTCGTCCACGAGCAATTCCAGAAGAATGCGGAACTCCGGAGAGCGCAGGCGGACTACCAGAAGATGCTCGAGCAGGAAGCGGCCCGGGCGCGCGCCGCCGGGCAGAAGTTCGTCCCGAAGAACCTCTTGAAGGACGTCGTCATCTTCAATGCGAAGGGGGAACAGGTCTACGACGGCTCGAAGCCCCTCCAGGTCGATCAGCTCGAGCAGATGACGGCGGACCCCGGGTACACCTTCGTCACCCAGACGTGGGCGCAGAAGCTCGGCTTGACGCATGTGACCCCACCGAAGTCCGAAGGGCGCAAGCCAGCGGCGGGCGGCCGCGGACAGCCTCCCGCACCCGCGACGTCGTCGACTCCCGCACAGCCGCCGCCGGTGACGCTGACGCCGCAGCAGAAGGCGCAGCAGTGGTACACCACCCCCTAGATGGCTGACGCTGCTGAAGCCGCGACGCCTGTCGATGAGTCGCAG